CGAAGTGTGGTTGTTAAGAATCGTTTGCACAGCATCAACTTCCGTTTTCTTAGCTGCATTCGCGTCAATAATATCGTAGTTTTCGTTAAAAGCTTCTCTCATTACGTTCTCATTTTCGAGCGGCTTTTTTATTCCCAACCTTGGCGTTAAGTCTGGCATGTTTTGCTCCTCCGCTTTCTTAAGGTTTAAATACTTCAAGTTGGCTCCACGTTAATGCCCGCGAATTTAGTGCATTCCACGTCCATCTTTGTGCGTCCAACTCCGCCCACGACAAATACGTAAACTTGAAATTGATTCCAAGGTGAGCCGGTACAATCTCGCGTAGTGATGACTGAATGTCACCGAGAGCCGGTGGAATACCGCGTCTCGAAATAAACGTTATCGTTAACGTGTAGCTAGCGTTATCCTCCGTTACGGAAACTTCCCCATTGTCGTAAGCCTCTGCGACACTTTTTATTAGTGAAACCGTTACGGTGCCCATTCCGCGTAGCTTCGATTTAATTACAGCCCGCCGCTGATCATAAGGTTTCGTTATGTCTGTCTTAATGCCGCAGACACGTTCCCAATATGCAAGTCCCCATGTTGAAGTGTCGATAAAATATTGCGCAAGCACATCAGCAATGCCCGCATTCAGGCTGCCAATCTCAGCAGATTCGCGATCCAACACGTTTCTGACGACATGAGAATCGGCGTAGTACAGCGGCATATATTTCTCCATGTCTTTGCGTAAAATGGCCGTATCCCTCACGTTAAGTCACGCTCCCTACTACGGCTACGCTCCCGTCTGAGACCGTGATATTTGTTATACCGCCGTTTACTGTTAAATTGGTGTAATCTATAACAGCGTCCGCTTCAAGCACTACGTTTGCAATCTGCGTGTAGCGGACGATTGGGTCGGTGAAGGCAAGCTTTTTCAAGTAATCCGCGAGCCCGGCGGAAATTTGCGTACGCGCTTCTGCAAGCGTCGCACCAGGTTTAAGCGTGTATGTCGCGCTGACGTTTATCGCCACTTCCGTTGCAGGAACAACCGTTACCGTTGCGCCAACCGGGCGGTTCGACTCGAGATATGCGGCCACTTCCGCAACTTTCTGCGCAGACGGCGCGCGCTTGTTCGAATCGAGCAATGACACTTTAACCGTGCCATTTCCATTCCATATCGGGTATACTCTGGCGTCGGAAATACCCGCGATTTCTAGTGCCCATTGGCGGTATTGATTCGCGTTGCCCGACGTTGCGGGCCTCCGGACCGTTTCGATATAACGAGCAAGCAAGTCCGCGTCCGACTCCGTATTCGTGCCGCCATTAAATGTCGCGGCGTTCGTAACGGTCAAAATGCCTGCCAACGGACCGATGACGTTCCGGATCGCGCCGATTGTGACATTGCCGTTATTGCCGCCGATTTTGGCCTCGGCTCCGGCTGTTGCGGTTCCGCCTGCTATGGTAACGTCCGCAGTCGTTGCGAAGTAGATCGGCGTGTTGCCGCCCGTCGACACTTCCGTTCCCTTCGGTATGACCGTTCCATTCGGCCCGCTAAAGGTGACGGAGCCGACTGCCTTGATCGCTTGCTTCCGGTAAACACCGCGTTCGCCGCAGCGCAAATCGAGATACGGTCCGTAAGTGGTGTCGGCGAATCCGAATTTTAATACGTTATCCAGTTCGATATAAGCGAGCGCCAACTCGATGGAAGCGGGGGAAAGCATATCGTAAGTAATGCTTCCTTGACGTTTATCTATGGAAGGTGAAGTCGCATCGAGCATTCTTTGCAAGATCGCGGCTTGAGTCTGGTTTTCATATGCCATTAAACGGCCACCTCCTCGTGAATGGTGCCAAGTGCAGAGGCCACGGTAAAAGATACGTATATCGCGTCCGATTCCGGTTCCCTCCGGAACGCGAAGCTGTGTACATCTTTTATGCGATCATCATAAATTAACGCTTCCTTGATCAGTCTTGAAATTTCAGATTGAAGCAGGGGAAGCGGGAGGTCTTGCCCGATTAACTTTTCAATTTCGCACCCATACTGGCTGTTATAAATCAAGTAGCGGAATCGCGGAGTCGCTATGGCTTTACGAACAAACTGCCGCAGCGCGGCAATGCCGTCGATCGGTTCGCCGAACAAGCCGGTGTCAAAGTCGAACGAATATGTCTGGGAAGGCCGGGGTTTTCGGGTTCGTTTCAATACCGGGTCGTCCTTCGGTTTTTTAAGCGGACTAAGAGCCACTGTAAGTCACCGCCTTGTCTAAAATAACGTACGTTTGTCCGCCATTGGCCGAGGCTATAATGACACGATCTCCGGCTTTTAAAGGAGATTGTATGGTTAACAACCCTTTTTCAACCAAAATGGAGGAGGACGGGTCTGAACCGCTGCTTAGAGTGACTGTCCTTGCGTGTTCGGTCAAATGCTCGGCTACGACAACATCGGAAGCGTCAAGCTCAAGCGTGTTATGATCGATTCGAATGCGCAAAGCCGGCGGCGGGGAGGCGACCGTGGCCAGTTCCAACCGGTCGAACTCGTTAAAGCCTATTTTTTTGATCACCTGCATCAATTTGCTGATGTTCGATCCTTCTATCACATCGCATTGCTCCTTCTAGCGTTGGAGAAACGCTTTATTTTCGTTAACTGCATTTATTGCTGACCAGGCTCATCAGGCTGATCGTATTGCATTTGCGGCAAGCTTTCGTCGCCGGATATCGTTACGCTCATTTTATGGATGCCGTTCTCGAACTTATGGGAATCGGTAATGACATAAAAGGCCCCGTTTATTCGCGTTAATGCATCCCTTACGTACACCGCGCAGCCTGCCGTTACTTCCACATTTCCAATGGCTTCTACGCTGGCATCGTCTTTAATGACCCCCATGTCCTGGGATAGCCGATCCGCCAATTGCTCGATTTGCGACTGGTTCAAGTCGGAGTTGGCACGCTCCAAATGCTGCATGATTCCGAAGCGATCGATAAGCTCCTTTTGCTCCCGTGTGACGGTAAGCGGTTTTTTGTCTTCATCGCCGGCGATGACTTTGATTTGCGTGCGAAGCTCCTCTATAGATTGCGAGTAGGAGGCGCTTAACAGGTTGGCGGTGTCTTCCAGCACCCAATCGGTGATTTTTTCACCTCGTTCTGTTAGCGATAGTGCACCATTGCGGGAGGAAAGCAAAAAACGCCGACCTGTCTGCTTTTGCGTTTCGGTCAGCGCGGTTAGCATCATATCCCACAACGTTTTGTCGCGTAAAATGAGCTTGGGTATGACATATTTCGTATCGGCAATGTCGCCGGTTGTAATGCCGAATGCCGTACAAAGTTCGTTGATGATAGCGGCCGCAGTCATCTGGATGAACTTTTTGGAGTCTTTGTTTTTGGTCAAATATATGTTTTCATCGTATGCGGTAATGGTCATTTTCCCTTTGGCATCGATGCTGTGCTGAAAAATAACGCCGCGGAACAGCTCCGTATCGTCGACAAGCAAACGAAGCTCATGTCCTAACTCGATAAGCACCGCTTGTTCGGATCCATTGATCGTATTGGTAAGGGAAACCTCCAGCTTGCGATAACATTGGGATATGTCGCCGGACCATGTAATGGAATGTACGATCGGATCGAGAAACAGGTCATCGTTATACAAAAGCTGAGTTTTCATTCGCGGATCACCAGCACTTGTCCCGGGAAAATTAGGTTAGGGTTCGGCCCGATCACGTCCTGATTCAATGCGTACAGGGAGCGCCATTGATCTCCGGCTCCTAACGTTCGTTGGGCGATATGCCATAGCGTGTCTCCTGGCTGTACTTCATAGGCTTCAGGAGCTTCTCTGTCACCCGGGCGATTGCTTTCCTCGCTTACCGAAACGGTCCCGTCGTCATTTTGTTTAACCAGTCTCTGGAATTCAATGAATCTATACTCTTTTAGAGTCAGGTCGTAAAAGAGATCGCCGACATGGCCCGCGCGCTCTTCATAGTTAAATGAACGGATGGTTACAGGGACGTTGATCATTACAGCTTTAGGTTCTTTTAGCGAAACGGTTAATCGGATCGGTTGCCGACTCGACATCCACTTTTCGATCAACTGGACAATTTCCCATGGAGTTTTACTGTCATTCCCTTCGGCATACTCGGTATAAGACAAGTTATATGTGCTCGGAAAAAAAGAGGAAAACGTGTATTCTCGCAGCTTCTCATTGCCGAAAAATGTGGTTTCGCCGAGCTGTGTCAGCTCGACATCCTCGTAACCGCGGCCGGTCGATACTTTGATCGTCTCCGGATTGACGGGGAGCTGAAACTCGGGTTCGTCGTTAAACTTTAAAAATATTGCTAAATTACCCATGAGCGACTCCCTCCAATTTTCGAGCGAAAATTCCCATGATGTTGTCGATCTCGGTCTCGCTCATACGTTCCCCATGGTAGTTGAGAGTGAATTGGATGGGGTTTTTGGAGGAGGCTTCGTTAATCACAGGGCCGTTACCGGTATTGATTGGAGCATCGCTTCTTATAAATGGCAGGCCGTAAGGGACTTGGTCCAAATCACCACCCGGAGGGTAGGACGGGATAGCTTTCTCCAAGAGAAAGGCATCATTATCCATTCGGGTTGATCTGATTTTCTCAAAGACGTTGGAGAATATTTCAAATGTTTTTATTTCTTCTATCCCGGGTGCCGCGGGTGAATCATTTTGCGGGCTCTTTGGAACCTGATTTATATCTTTGTTAACCATTTCCCGAATAGTGGTAGATAGGAGCCATGGAATGCTTCCAATTAAAACAGGAGTCATTTTTAGAGCCGTATCTTGAGCGGCTTGATTTCTTTTGCTTATTTCGTCAACTTCATCCAGCTTATTGCTTGTATAGAGCCCCGTCACAACCCCCGAGGCTACGACAAGTCCAAGACCTCCTCCGCGGAAACCTCTACCAAGTATGGAGCCTGCTCTCGAACCAACGGTGCCGGCGCGTGTTGCTGTACCAACTGTGCTTGTTCCACCGGCGGCTGCACCTGCCCCTGGGCCAGCTTTCGCACCTACGGCCCCTCGTGCTGCTTTCGCAAGCCAACCAGTTCCATTGACGGTTGCACTCAACCCTTTTAAAATACCAGCGCCCCCGACAAGATTTTTTGTAAGAAGCAATCCTCCTATAATTGCAAGTAACGGATGCTCAGTTGCAAAATGCCAAAGCCCCTGAGCTAATCCACCGATTATCGGGAGAGCAAGTCGAATACCGATATCGAATAGTTTAGGGGCAAGAAACCCTATGGCATCTCCGAGCGTAGTAGCAAGCTTGTCGGTAACGGCATAGATGGTGTTCATACCGCCGTTTTCGTACCATGTATTAAAAGACTTGTATAAGTCGTCAATCACGAAACCGATCTTGGCTTCGGGCGACAAGTTCATAAAGTCGGGCTTATTAAAATAACGGGTTTGAATGTAATCGAAGGCCCCTTGAAACATAGTGGCAAGCCTGTTCGCTGCTGTAAAAGCTACATTTTGAATCATTTCACCCCATCTGGCAATTGTAGGACCATTACTGTTGATCCACTGGACCAATTGATCCAAGCGAGGTTTTAACGCCTGCGATATTCCGTCTCCCCACCGTTCCAAAAGCTTGAAATTAAACGTATTTTTTATGACTGCGAAAAGTCCGGCTAATGTTTGGCCTTGTTTTTCCATAGCCTTAGGGGACATTTCATTCATACTGTCGATCAAGTCGTCCATTGCTTTTTTGGCAGGAAGGGAACCGTTCCTAACCATGTTTTTTAATTGGTCAGTCGTTTTATTCATTTTCCTGGAAAGAATCTCCCAAGCGGGAATACCGATTGAAACAAGAGTTGACATCTCTTTCTCGCTAACCCCGCCGTCCATCTGCATTCTGTTTATGGATGACGTAATATCTTCAAAGCCTCTTATTCCTATGCCGGTACCGGTTGCTGCATTTCCTGCAGCTGCCATGTATTTGGTGACCTTGTCAGGATCTACTCCTGAAGTAAGGAGCTGCATGGCGGCCGTTCGATTTTGGCTAAGTTCATAGGGAGTATTGTTAGTATATTCGATGAGATCACGATCGAATTGCTTAGCGTCCTTAGTACCTTTAAGTAGAGGTTCAAAAGCTACATTAGCTTGTTCCGTGTCGGATGAGAGTTGGACAGCGGGCTTACTTGCCGAAATTACTTTTTTAGTTAAATCGATAGCTGTGTTACCTATCCATGAAACGGCGGAGAGCGTGTTCTTACCGGTATTTTTTAGCAAGTTTTTGGCGTTATCTTTGATTGGAATTGGTGGTTGACCTGAAGCTCCGCTTACTGATGAGTTCCTGGAAACTAATTTTGCAAGGCGGTCCATTACTGAAGCGGTATTTTTAGCTTCTTGGGTTAACCCCTTCATATGTTTGGTTAAATCACCGACTTTTGAGATGGTTTCAGGTAAGGAATTCTTGTTAATTGTGGAAAATGACTTAGTCGCTTGTTCCGCCATTTTTTTAAATGAGTCTTCTGCTGTAGCAGAGGCATGTTTGGTTTCTTGAATTAAGCCCCTCATATGATTGGTTAAATTGCTGACTTTTGAGGCAGCCTCAGAAAAGGATTGTCTGTTTATTGTAGAAAATGTCTCTACTGTTCGTTCCGTCATTTTTTTTAATGACTCTTCTGCCGCCGAATTGGATTTGATCATTTTATCTATAGCCTTGGAAACCTCTTTAGTCGTGCGAGCCAAATCTATCAGTTCGTTGTTAATCTTTTGCAGCTTACCGCTAAATTTATCGTTCAAATTAACCGTTACAGTCACACTACTCATCTACCTGTCACCACCTTTCTTCGCTTCGCGCTCCTCATCCTCAAGCTGCACGAGCATCGAAACGATCATGGCCATACGGGCCTCGTAGGGCTTGGCGTAAAATTCGTCAGGCGGTATGTGGTGACGCTGGAAAATCGCATGCACGAGAAACGGCACACCGCCCGACCGGATCAGTTTTTTAGCTCTTCGACGGTTTCCTCGGTCTCGGAT